TTATTTTAAATCCCTATCAACATCTATATCCTTATCAATTTTAATAATTGTATTACCATCTTGATCATTATCTATCTTGACCTTATCCAGTATCGCTTTAGTGTATCTAAAATACAATTGATCTTTATTACCTCTGTAAATTATAAAAGAATCTTTTCTTTGCACAGTGAAAGAAGTTTGATGATCAGGAAACTTTTCTATAAAAGATTCAACAAATGATTGCGTTTTGTCTTTTATAAATAATTCTCTATCTTTTTTGTCATTATCAACATGATCGCTTAACACGTTATTGATTAATCTATCAAGTTGTATTCTAGAACCATTTGTAAATTCTCTGTCTATAGATTGGAAAATTTTATTTGCATCAACATCCGGCAAAATTGCTACCATCTTATCTTTTACTTCTTTAATCGCATGCCTGGTCATTATGTTGTCATTTAATATTTCAGCGGCTTGCAAATATGTTTCAAGGAAAAACTTTGCCGTTTCCCCTTCTCTTTGTTGCTTATCCATAACAAAAAGATCCGCTTTATGATCTGTACTTTTATTATATCTTATGATAGCACACTTATGTACACGGTCATTAGAGTCTGGTAAAATATTTTCCAGTGCCTTTAATGTCATTTCCTCTAAATCTAATTGCACGCCTTCTTTAGGATCTAATTTGATTAAAAATATACAATTCTCATGTCCATCTACTAAGACTTGACAAACAAAAAACGAACCGCTACTTTTAGAAGACGAATTCTTCATTATCGTAAATAAATTATTTGTTAATTCCTCGGACAACTGTAAAAAAGAATCGTTACTAATATCTTCAGAAAAACGATTGATTTTAGTCTTTACGGAAGCGTCCTTATCTATAAAGACACAACTTTTTGTTGACTTCCCATATCTAGTATCACGATAGTGCTCTTTAAAAAAACGATTAATTACTTTATTCTCTTCATTTAATGGAAAAATTCCACTTGCGATTTTAGCTTCAGATTTCTCAAGATCAATAACATTAATAGCCATTCTTAAGATTTGTAAATTATCATCTACAGTCATTATTTAGTCCTCCTTGTTGTTTATATATATTTAACATATCATATATTACTACAAAAAGGACTAAATTCTCTCATTTTTCACTTCTATTTACAGTATTTTTATTGATTATTAATTAAGGCTTAATTAAACTAAGCCCCTCACAAATCGTGAAGGGCTTTAACTCTATCTATTTTATAATCAAATCATTTTTATGAACAGCCGCAATCACTGTATGACCAGTTCCGACAACGATACGATTACTGTTAATCTGTATCACTTCATACGTTTTGTTATAGACAAAATTAGCAAGCGATTTACCTTCAAACGTTCTAGCGCCTTTCTTAATTTTAACTTTATCGCCGACTTTTAAAGGTATAGGTTTAGACGGTGTGACATTAATCGGATTGCCACCCTTGTTAGTTAAATAAACAGGGTAATCTATTTTTTTGAGTTTATCAGCAGTCTTGCGTGCATTAGCCTTACTTACAAAAGCACCAACTTGTACCTTGTATAAATTATCCGCTTTAATGATGTACGTATCAAAGCCGTCTTTCTTAAGTTCGTGTGATAAGTCAATAGCATTTGATTTATTCTTAAATGCACCAGTTTGTACACGCGTTAATTCGCCAGTTGGTTCTTTTTCTGCAACGTACTTAACACCGAAATAATCACAGATACCTTTCGCATGTTCTCTGGCTACTTCTTTTTGAAAATCCACATTGACCATTAACAATGCTTCACGTTTATTATCCATAAAACCATTTTCGCTTAAAACAGCGATCATTTTCGTTTCTCTGAGTACGTGGAAGTTGTTTTCTTTAATACCTCGATTCTTCTGTTTTGTACCTTGCTTAAGATACTTAATGATTGATTCAGCTAATTTACGGCTACCTTTTGCTCCGGGATAAACATGTACTGAAAAACCTTCCGGATTCGCACCGCCGAATGATCCATCAAACGCATTATAATGTACCGATATATACGCATCCACATTCTTAGAATTTGCTAAATTCGTACGTTGCGTAAGTGACACATCTCTATCCCCAGGTGCAACTAAAATTGATTTGATTCCACATCGGTCTAACTCCTCTTTTAACATATCGACAACCGCGCTGTTGAATTCGTTTTCGCGTATTTCACGATTCATTTCCGCTATATAAGGCGTTCTTTTACCCGCTGTATTAATACCGTGACCATCATCTAAAGCTACGTATACCATTTAAATCTCTCCTTTTTTAATGCATAGAAAAAACACCGCCAGATTGACGATGCTATCTATGATTTTAATTTTATTTAGGTTCTGTGTAAGTCATTGCTCGCTTACTGTCCTTAATGCCTTTTGTTGTCGGATCACTAACGATACCTAACAACGTCAACACGACAAATACCGCATTTATAAAGTTAACTGCTTCATTGCTGATTTTGTCGGCAGGAATCTCGTAACCAAACCAAGAGCCGACAATTTGACCAACTAATAAAATAGCAGGAATTATACTCAACCAAAACGCTTTGTTTTTTAATCTCACTTTAATGTTCATATTTATTCTCCTTCATTCTTAATTTTGTCTAATCTTTTGTGTGCTTGTTTACTTGATTCTTCTACGCGAGTGACTCGCTCACTTAAAGCACCTAACTGTCGTTCGTTCGCCCGTAGATCAATCCGTATATTTTCGACACCTAAACTAATACTGTCGAGTTTAGTTTCTATTACCGCTTCTCTAGTCGCGTCGTTTTTTATTGTTGTTTGATATTCAGTCGCTTGCTTTTGTTTATTTAGTTGATAACCTAACACGGCTATCATTACCGATGTAATCGATATAATCACACCTAACTCAATTGTCATGCTATCCCTCCAATCCATAATAAAAAGCACCTCGCTATGAGATGCTTAGTTCGTAATCTTCGTAGCCACTTCCTGTCTAACAATACCTTCGAGTGCAGTCAACGACTCATTACCTGCATATTGCGCTGACGTCAAAGGTATATAGCCATTCAAATTAATTGTGCGCTCATCGTTTTGACCGTTGAAATGTACCTGTACAGAATCAATTTGACCATCAACATAACGCATGCTGACGTTTGTAATCTGGATATTCATTATTCGTCACCTCCCTCAAACTGCTCACAAATATAATCATAGACAACAGCTTCTTGGCCACTGAATGTTTTATCACACTCATCAAGTATTTTTTTAACTGTTTTCAGCATTCCTTGATTATCTCCACCTTCGATAACGATTTCCTCATTGTACAACTCTTGAATGTCTGTTTGAAATGATTCTTGATCAACAATGTCATATTTATCATCTTTAATGATTGGTTTATCCTCATCGTCTTTATTTGCATGTTCTTCTGCTAATTGCTTTCTTTGTTCTTCTACTTCTTTTGATCGTTCGGCCAACAACTTAACAAACTTGGTACGATGTCTAGATTGTTTCCCTTTTAAAGATAAATGAAAAAGCAGGTCAATTGCCTGCCCTAGTTGTGCGTTTTTAATTTTAACTTGCATGTTAAGCAACTCCTTCTAATTGTTTTAGTCGTTGTTTTAATACTTGGTTTTCCATTTCTAAATAATTAATACGATCCGCGAGAGTATTTATACGCATTTCATGATCGTCATAAATACTAACGACTTCCTTAATGGCTTTAGCGTTATAGGATATAAAGTTATAAAGTGATGCTGACTTTTCTTCCACGTCCATAATTTCTTTAGGTGCTTTGTAACCATCGCCAATCACAAAACCTATATTATTTTGTAATCCTATGCCATTATCGACGTAATCAAATGTATACAAATCTAAATTATGACGATAATCATCTAGCACTGATTTATCAAATGGTACAATATTAGTTTTCTTTTCTAGCAACGATGATTGGTTAAACCCTGCAGCCGATAACTTTAAACCGCCTGAGCTAGATGAGAAATGTATTGTTCTTGATGCGAAACTTGAATTGCCACTTCCTGCGTAGAAAAACCTTGCATAAGAACCATCATCATACGATGCATTATATGGAAAGATAGTAAAGTAACCACTATCGTGTCTCATGACCCCGCGGACATTTCCAAAAACTCCGTTAGCACTATAAATGTTACCGTCGACTTTTAGACCACCGCCAATCCCAACACCAGGGACGTTAAAAGCATTGTACATAGCGGTACCGTCAAGGTATAAGCCTTGGTCACTAGCCTTAAGCAGAAGACCTCTATCACTCTCAATAACACAGTCAGTATAGTACTGATAGATTTCCATTGCTCGCAAGCCACTATTGTCTTTAAAAACTAAAGAGGCGATATCCCCGTGGTAACCACTTGTTTGAATTATATCCATTTCAATTGAGTTACTAGTTCCTTTAAAAATAAGCCCTCTATCATCAATACTGATAGTTCCGTTTGTACCAGTTTGTTTAAATGCTGAACCATTAATGTTCACACCATTTATTGTTCCTGCATTGATTGTGCCTAGATTACCAGTAATATCTGATAGCACCGTAACGGCACCAACAAGGTTAATCTTAGCAGCCTGTATCTTAATTGTTTCAGCTGTTTGATTAATGGATGATATTACACCATTTTTTTCAACACGTAATTCGATTTGGTCAGCTAATTGAGTAATCTCTGTCTCAGCATAATTCAAAACTACATCAATATTTGATTGCACATCTTCGGGTGCGGGTGTCCAGTCAGTAGCTTTGTTACCTTTTTCAAGTTTCATCTTCATGGATATATAGATTACATCATACCCTTGGAAGTTAAAGTGTAGCCTTGGAGCTATTGAATTGCTTGTAAACTTGACACCTCTAGTTAAAGTGTTGAACTCTGTATTTGTGATACTCCCGCTTAAACCTGTGTAACCTCCACTATTAGAGGATAAATACAAACTTTGATTACCTACATTAGTCCCTTCGCACATAACCTTTAACGAAAATATATAGTCAATACCCTTTTGTAGATGCGAATATTTTTCTGCAGGATCGAACACATGGTAAGATTGCGGGTTAGCAATCTTAATAACATTTTGTTCACCCATAAACTCACCTAGATACTCGATAGTAGTTCCTGTTTGAGATACTCTCATGTTCATTAGCGTGTTAGTGTTTTTTAATAAATTTCTCCCACCAACCTCTATATCTCCAATCGCACCACTTACATAACTTGCATCCACTTTGCTACTAATCTGATTCGCCTGAACAGTCAATTGTGCACTATTATCTGATACCGTCCCACTCAAAGCATCAACATCGGTTTGATTAGCTTTTAAAGCTATCGCTGTTTGATTTTGACCAATTAGTGTACTGTTTACGCTAATATCCTGTACAACACCATCCATGTCTGTTTGGTACTCTGTAACAGATACTTTATTTAATAACGCATTGTCTATCTCTGATATAGTGTACACGTCGTTTTTATTCGCTTTACTAACAAGTTGGCCATCTACATATATTAAATCCGCTTTATCCGCTAAATCAGTTGCAATCTCAGACATCTTATTATCGTACACTGTTTGTGCAACTGCGTAAGCTTGCGCTTGTTGTAGTGCTTCAGCTGACTTATCTTCTGCGTAGTTTTTAGCGTTAGTTTCTGCAGCTAACGAAACATTATCAGCGTGTGATTTAGCATCAATACCGACTGCTTCAGCAAAGTTTTTACCCTCGGTGAAAACTATGTCATCTTTATCATCTATCGTCAGTTTATTATACGTGTACTCGAGCATTTCAGCAGCACTGATTTTTTCTTTAATTTGGGCTTGCAGTTGTTTCCAAGCTGCATTAACCTGATCTTCTGAGTACTCGATAAAATCACCTAGTTCAACTGACTTTTCTCCTTTTTTCTTAATGGAGCGTTCTTGTGTGTGTACCCTAGCTTCTAAATAAAGTGGTGGTTTGAATTTTGTATCCTTTATTTTTATGGTATCGCCAAAACGTATTTTTTCGTGTTCAAGACCAATAACACTTTCCAAATCCATAATATCGGCTCTATATTGCACGACACTATTTATTCGCTTTTTTAATTCTATTTCTGTTAGCTCTCTTAACCTTGATTCGGTCATGTCTATGTCCGTTGATTGCGTTTCATAAGTTTCAATGATGTGTTGTCCATTTCTACCCCAACGTTGTAACGCTTCAACATTTTCAACCGTTACTTCTAACCTTGAGCCATCCTCTCTTATTGGTCCTAACCCAAACAGCGACGTGACAACGTTTGAGAAATCTTCTTTACGTTCTATACTTGATAAATCTTTACCGATTTCAACTTCTCTACCTTGCCAAATTCCGACTCGCTCAACTAAATCTACGTATCTCTTGATTATTTTTGTACCATCTGATTTAACTCTAAAATGCAATTCCAAATCAAACTCACTTGCGATTTTTTTCAAATACTTATAAGGATTCGTGTAGTCCTCAAATATTAATGTCTTTACACCCTTGAAAGCAATATCACCAACTTCAACATCCGTACCTGACAACGCTAACCTCGCATGAGACTCAGCACTTAAAACATCTGTCGTATGAGGTTTAATTATTTTAGCGTTTTTCAGTGTTAAATAACTAGCAGATGTGAAGACCTCACATTTTAAAACTCCTGCCGAACGATACTTTATAGTATGTGTTATTATAAATTCTATCAATTCCCCATCGTCATCATTTATAACAATGCGGTTTTTATTTGTAAGGTGTTCAGAAAATTTCTTATCGGCAAATGTTGTAAAATCAAATGTTTCTAACGTATCTTTTAAAGACTTTTTATGTTTGTCTAGCCAGAAAGAATCTTCCGATATATCATCTAAAATAACATCTGTTTCACGATGAGTAATGTGTATCATTTATAACTCACCTCCCTTACTTAAAAGTCTCTCTATATTTAGTCGTGATATTAAATGAATCAAATGGTGCAACTGTTAGTTTATTCTCACCTGGCTCTAACCCAAAGTAGCTCGCACCAAATTGTTTTAAATCTTTTCGCGCCTCTCCATTAACTAAGATTACTTTATCTTTGTGATCAAACGTTATGATGTCGCCTGCAATAAAAGGTGTATCAATTTCGTTAGCGTTAATAGGCTGATTTATTTTATCGACACTCACAGAATATACGCCCAAAGTATGAGGATGGGGGTAATTGTCGTATTTGGCAATATGAATCGCCACTTGAGCTACCTTGTTGCTGTACTTATTTTCATAATCGGTCCAGTTCACCCATCGTCTCGTGTGATGCCGACCATTTGTCACTTTTGCAAAGTACGCATACCAGTGATTTCCTTCACGTTGTATTCTCAAAATGCCCGAAAAGTCATTCCAGTTGCCTCTTTTATCGCCATACTCATAAATCAACGAATGAAAATCAGTTAGAGAACCAGCTTTTGCAACTCCATACATATTGGCTGTTCTAGCTGATGCGTCATGCATACCAACTGTTGCAACCATATTTCCGTTCACATCAAGCAAAGATATATACACTCTTCCAAGTAAATCAGCAGAAGTCTCATTATACAAACTAACAAAAGCTTGCATACGAAAATCCTGTACTGTTTCCGGTAAGCTTGTTTTTACAGCGGGACCATGCCAAACCTTTGTACCCGCGCCATAATCGGACGGCTGAAATCGTGTGCCTTCACGAACGGCCATCTGACCAGAGATAACCCCATCGACTTCCCCCGTATTTCCTGTCGACCATCCGGTTAAAGTATTACAGTCAGAATAAAAAATCCGTTCATATTTTTGATAAGTTTTCGTTTCAACATCAATAGGACTGCCAATCATCATATACTCGTCGTGTTGATTCTGTATCATTGCAAACGTGACAGGCGTTAATACCTCTAACTCAAAGACTGGTTTTGATTCATGTGTGCCTTCATTGGTCACTGAAACATAATCAGATGGGAAGGTGTAAGGTATTTCTGGACCGTATGCGTAGGGGTCAGGACATATGAAAGTGATTGTTCCTCTTCGCTGGTTTCCAAAACGCGCAAAATCAGATATATCACCTTCAACTTTTGCGTAGTAAACTCGATCTGGTTCGTCAGGAAATTGTAACTCGACTGGTTCGTTTGTCAATAACCAAGATTTTAATTGATCTAGTTTATCAAGCGCATCAACATCATCTTCAACTATAAATCCCACAGGTTGATTGATATATAATACGTCTGTTTTACTTGATTGAATATATGCTCCATCTTTGCCGGGTACACGTAATAAGTTATTAGTGATAGGAGCAAAAGGAGACTTTTGACGTCCTTCAAGTAGATATAGCCATTCTTTCGTTTCGCCATTAAATAATAATTTATTATGTTGCAAATCGCTCCCTCACTTCCTTATCACGATTCTGCATTTCAGTAACGTGTTTATATGTGTGTCTACTTAGCTCTCTTCCATCCATCTGATTGATTACTGTTGTATAAATGACAGCTTCTCCCGTCAATTGACTAGTATTGTTTAAACTATCAATTATCCGACTTGCTTCACCACTTGGCCTAGCGCCTGTCGCATATCCAGGTATACGATTTAAAGCTTTTAAGATATTTTTAGTCTCGTCATGAGTAAAGACTTGATAGCCGCTCGGACGATTGTACATACCATAATCGAGCATCTCCCACCGATTACCGAGACGACCTAACTCATAACCTTCTTCACCTGCTAAAAATTGACCGCCAGGGTGGTAGTCTGTTCCTGTTGCGTAACTAAAACGAGCTAAATTTGATGACTTGGTCTGATAGTTAGGCTCTCTTATAGTTGGTGCAGAAACAGATATTTTCCGTTGGAATATACTTTTAATATTTCCCCATATCCTCGAAGCGTCTTCTTGTAACTCAAACCACCTATTGATGAGTGGTTTTTTCATTGTAATGCTATCTCCGGTGAATGAATGCTTAATATCTTTAAATGTACTTGATGCATCTTTCCTTAAACCCATGAAATTTTTAAGATTGCTATCAATTAATTTATCCCATGCGGTTTTTATTTCGCCTGTAGCTAAGTTAATTTCCTTAATTAATTCTGGATTTTTCTCAATAGCTTCATCAATAACTGCTTGATGCATTTCTTTTGCACTGGCAATAGTTTCATCTTTTTGTCTTCTAGCTTCTTCAATAAGCTTGTCAGCTTGTTCTTTAGATAGTTCACCAGTAACATCTCGTGCATTTTCAAAAGCAAGTTTTTGTTGATAGAATTGTTCTTCAGCTTCTTTTATTACTTCGTTCTTTTGTTCATAAGAGTTTGAAATAACTTCTGATGCCTGTCTTTTAGTTATTGTATCAGCCTGTTCTCTCATTCTTTCAAGAATAATCGTTTGCTCTTTTTCACTTTCAGTCATAATTTCTATTGCCGTATTTTGACCTTCTTCTAACAAGCGATTAATCTCATTTTGTTCTTTCTCAGTAATACCTCTACCTTCTTCATAAGCTTTGTTCATAATCTCTATTGCTTTTGCATAACTCTCTTCAGCTTGATTAACTCTCTCATCATAACTTTTTGTGACACTTTCTAATATCTCCGCTTGCTCTTTTGCACTTATATCCTTTGTTTCTTTAAATAATTCCTTTACGGCCTCAAGACTTTCGCTTTTCTGTTCTTGAAGACTAGATACAATTTGTTCTTTCATTTCTCCGAAAGTTTCTACCATCGAATCTTTCATATCTTCTGATACTGTTTTACCCGTCCAGGAGAGTTCATTAAGTAAAACTGTAGCTTCTGAATTAAGTTCTAAAAAACTACCCAGAGACTCTTCTGTAGTTTTTGATACACCTTCACCAAATAACTCCACCTCTGGTATTAATTCTTGGCTAAAGTGTTTATACAAACCATATGATGCTAACCCTGCGGCTGCTAATCCTCCGGCTAGAATAGGTAAACTTCCTCCTGTGCCAGCCAATCCTGCAATGCTACTATTTAAGGTATTACCTGTTGCTCCTCTATTACCAATGGCTTTTGTTAAATTCCCAATGCCTCTAAGAGCTGAACCAGTCATTGTTGTAAATCCACCAAATGCTATTGATGCTGGACCGATTGCGGCCGTTAACCCAATTAATTTAAGAATAGTCTGTTGTTGTTCTTCATCCATATCAGCAAATGCTTGTGCACCATCCTCTAACTTTTTAATCAGAGGTTCTGCTGCATCAATGGCATCCATAATTGCGGGAGCCAGTGCGTCACCTAAACTAATCGCAACATCTTTTATACGGTTCCACATGATTTTTAGTTGTGATTCGGTGGTACCGTATCTTTTTTCAGCCTCTTCAGTTAATGCTGTATTTTCGTCCCACGCATCTGATCCAATCTGGACCGCCTCTGTGAATACGTCTGTTGCTCCTGCAGCACGAAGTAACGTATCACGTAATCGTACTTCTTTAATACCCATGTCATCTAAAATGCCAATGGCGGATAATCCGCGTTCTTCAGCTGTGGATAAACCATCAATGAAACTAATAATTGCTCCTGTCGCATCCTTCTCATAAGCCTTTTTGAAGTCTTCTGCGGAAACACCCGCAACTTTTGCGAAGTTCTCTAAATCTTTTCCACCTTGTTCTGCTGCCAATTGCATATTAATCATGACTTTACTAAACGCTGAACCACCAGCCTCTGCCTCAATACCTACAGAGGATAGTGCGCCAGCGAATGCTAATATCTGCGATTCAGTCAAACCGACTTGAGCGCCCGCACCGGCTAATCTCATTGCCATACTACTAATTTCTGATTCAGTTGTGGCCAAGTTGTTACCAAGCGCAACGATTGTGGAACCTAACTTACCAAAGTCATCTTGACTCATGCCTACGATGTTAGCGAATCGAGCGAATTCAGTAGCTGCTTGTTCACTCGTTAAATTAGTTGCTTCACCTAAATCAATCATAGTCCGGGTAAATTCTTCTACCTTTTCCGTTTCAATACCTAATTGCCCTGCCGATTCAGCGACAGCAGCTATCTGTTCTGTGGTAGCAGGAATGTCTTTGGCCATGTCTCTGATGCCTTGCCGTAGACTCTCGATTTGTTTAGCTGAACCGTCAACGGTCTTTTCTACACCTGCAAAGGCAGATTCAAAATCTACTGACGCTTTAAATACAGCAGCACCACCCGCAACAATAGGGGCTGTTACTCGCATAGAATAACTTTTTCCGAAATCCGTCATACTTCTGCCTATCGACTGCATTCTTTCACCTGTTGAATCTAGTTGATTTCCCAATCGCTTCAAAGGATTGATCTGATCGTCTATTGCTTTATTAATATTTTTAAGTTGAGATTCTGTACGATTCATTTGCGCAGTAGCGTTGTTATATTCAGCAGAAAGATTCTTTGTTTGTTGTGCATCTTCTCCTTTGATGCGTTTCGATTCTTCGTAACGTTGTCTCAGTTCTTTCACTTTTTCTTGTTGAGTCTGAAATCGTCTCGTAAGAATATCTGACTGCTCACGCAATCCTTTTAGGCTGTTTGTATAATCTTTACCACTTGACCGCGCTAAATTCATTTCGGATTTTAAACCCTTTAAATCTTGAGCGAATCCTTTTAAGGACCTCGTCGCTCC